TAGCGATTGTAATAGGCACGCTCTCTTCGCCTGTTATGGCATCTGCATAGAAAGATTGCAGAGAGGCGCTACGCAGCTTAACATGGTACTGGTAAAGTTCGTGGGTATGATCACGCACTACGATCTGCCTCTCCAAACTACTTTTCTATCGAATCGGTGTCCAAGCCGATCCAATGACACATGTAGTTGTGTGTATAGCGATTGTAATAGGCACGCTCTCTTCGCCTGTTATGGCATCTGCATAGAAAGATTGCAGAGAGGCGCTACGCAGCTTAACATGGTACTGGTAAAGTTCGTGGGGATCATCGTATCCACCTGGAAGATAAGGCTTTGGGTCATATACCTTAGCGTATTTCCGCATGGCAACGTAACATTGGAGGTCTCGCGACCACCTAAGTTTCATTGCTTCAGCAGCTTTAGCGAAGTACACGTCATCAGCTATATCGGATCCGACATGGATACTGCAACCGATGTTCCGGTCACGGGTATAAAATATGCCTTTACCAAACATCGCTCTCAACCACCTCAGCATAAGGAGCCTGAGGTACCTATATCCGTACTCGTAACACCTATTCGCGAAGTCGCATAAAGACGCGAGTAGCGAAGGAAGGCGTTGTTTTCCGGGTAGGCACCCTTTGACTTTTAAGGTCAGTGGGGTCACATCTTCGCCCAGCAGCGCATGCACGCCACAGGACTCACGAAAAGCGACGCTGCCTGAGAACGATTTTGAGATGTTACATTCAAAACCGAAGGCAGTAAGCAACGAGACGACGATATCAGTTAACCTGGTATCTATAATTATATCGTCCCCATAAACGCGCATTGCATTGAACGAAAACATGCCTTGTTTCCCAGCAGGCTGTTCAGACCAGTTGGTAGGTATCCATCTGGAACCTAACTTAGCAAACGAATGAATTGTGTTTGCTACGTCGGCCTCCGTCATACCGCAGCCGTTTTCCAAAGCATCTTGCAAGACTCTTCCCGATGAGTAGATATGTGCAGCCAGTATGCATATAGAAGTAAAGATAACGCATTGTGTCGGGAAACACATTGCGGAGCCCATAGGGGCAAACTTCTTGAGCTCGACGATAGACTTATCGAGCGTACGCACTCGGCGAGTACGCGTCTTTTCGAGATAATAAGTTAGTTTCTCGGGGAACGCATACCTAACCAATTCCCAGCTTACACTATCACTTGCAGAAGAAAGGTCAATCGTGGATACATGTTGATACATGGACCCAAGGCGCGATAGAAATTGATTTTCGGTCTGATCCTTTAGGTTAATAAATTTTCCTATGGGCGACCTATCTATCGCAGCAACGTAAGCAGGCAAAATCGCCTGTTGTATGTACATGGTTTGATTTGGTTCCATGCACATTAACCGAACCGCTTTGAACGATTTGGCAACGTCTTTTTGACGACCCAATTCTTTTGAAGTACGACGATAGTATCCCGATTGGTGTAACATGTCTGTCACATGACGGGCAACCCCTTCTCCCTTCCATAGTATTCCATAGAAAGGATCATGTAGGACGTCGTGTATGTCCTGACTACGCGCAAGATGTTCAATCTTTTGTGCGATAGTCCCAACACCACGTTCGGCGACTTTCCCACCACTAAATTTTGGTATTAGAGGTTCGGATCCGATATCCGGAAGTGAATAGCTAATGATGGTTTTAAGATCATCAACGCACTTCGGTAACCTCAAATTCGCAAGTCTTTCCTCGACGGCAAACCATTGGCGCAAGGCCTTTGGTGCAAGTTCAGGTCTGCTCATTTCTTGCTTCTTCAAAAAGACAAGAAAAGTGTGAACATACTTGAACACGTCAAAATCCATATTTTTGTAGAAATACAGATACTCACGATAGATGGGTGTCTTCTCGAATTCTTTTATGTATTCGAGAGTGGTGCCAGATTCACTTACGTGAACACTATTGACAAGCTTGTCGTCCAGCTCAGAATAACGCTGGATCACTTCATCAAGTGACAAGACAAGCCGTTCCATAAAGGAGACAATTACCTCTTTAGGTTTTAACCCAAGTGGGGAATCTGCCAATAGCACAACCCAACTCTTAATCGCCAACTCTTGCGAGGTGTCGGTATCAGAGTCAGGCGGAGCTAAATGACCTATGTCGATTTGAATGCTCTGATTTTTAGAACATTTGATCAGCATGGTTGCTAAGGCTTCGGTTGATTACTTACCGATTTGCCCCGTCATCCAGTTTGTTAAGCGTGTGGGTTCGAGCACTCCACCACTGATGGCGCCACCTGACCACATCCAAATTGCGGATGTGAGGAACTTCAGTCTGTCTGCGGCACTTAGTGCGCCGGCAGCAACGGGATAGCGCATGTTAATATCTACGCTGATGTCCCCGATAGGTACGGTTAGACCCGAGACTGAATCGGCAGACAACACCTTCGTCGTCATGGTAGTCACAATTGTTTGGACTGCCTGAGCGCCTGGGTCACTCGAGATTACATTTCGCATGAACCAAGATAACGGGAGACTTGCGTCCCCATTGGCATATGCGTAGTAACGAGAGTTGGGCAGGAGACGACCGTCTTTACCGGTGTATTTCTTGGGCGGTGCTGCCTCGATAAACAAACTTGAATCGTGTTCACACAAATCCAAATTTGCGTCGACCGATGATGCTTGTTTATTAACTGACAATGTTACGGACATGATTAGGCCTTTCGCGCTAATTTAGGTGACGGACACCCTATCTTTAGGGGCCGACGGCTATGTGTTTAAGACTTATGTCAGTTGGTGGATACTGTCAGTAAATCACCAACAATATCCCACGGAATCCGTACGAAATGAATCGCCGGAAACACCTCCTGTGGACGGAAAGTCGGAAATACTTGTGAGTATTCGCGGCAGTACAAATGAATGTACGGCTCCGACATACCGGCATGAAGACCGTATCCGTCAAGGACTTTTTGCGTGATCGGTATAGTCACTGTATAACTATATGTGACATAACTAATCTTGCAAGCGAACAAGACAACGCTGTTGTCGAAAACATTGAGTGTCTCCGACATATTGGTAAACCAGTCGACGAACCAAGATCCAGGGTATGTATCCCAGAGCCTGGCCATTGTCGGCAGAATACCATTCTTGTGGGAAGCTAGTATTGTAGCTAGCAACCCCTCGGTGGGTACGTATATATTTACCTTAGCTCGACATTCAAGTCTTGCACCAGCAACGTCAAATACGTGTTCAGGTATATCAAAAGAAGCCTTACCATGAAAGAAACGGTAAGTACTTTTGAGCGGCGAATTAGGACGATTAAGTATTTCATTAAGGTCCTTACCGGCTTGTACTAGCGGATTGATCCCAAACTTGGTTGTCAGATCGCGACCTGCCTCGATCTTACCTGAAGTGAACCAATCACGAAGGTCGTCGAGCCACTGGCCATCCGCGATCATACCTCTTCGCGTTATGCCCTTGTCCTTGTTCTTAATATCTAAGAATTTAAGGCCAATCTCACCGAGGCCCATGAAATCGAAAACTTCGTTTATTTCGGCGAGTGTTTCAACGAAGTCACTCTTAACGATACTCAACCCTTGCTCGAACGCATCAGAGACGGCTTTGAAGCCGACAGCTCTTATAGCGGGAAGCACAGACGAGAATTGAGCGGAGGTCCCTGGAAAACATCTCTGGCGTATAAAACGCGCCAGCTCACCAGAGGAAGCACTGGAGTCTAATCCAGTGTCCAAACTGTGTGGGTAAGTAAGTCCCAACACGATGTTTGATGTTACGGTCAATTCAGCCGCTGACTCAGCAACGTCCCCCATGAAGCCTGACGGGAAACCGGCAGTGCTGAGCTCGCCATAATTAGCGAGCGTTTCTGAATTTATGACTGTCATGCGACGTCGTGTGACGTTACGCGTGACACGGAGTCCGATGTCACCGAGCGGGTATACAAGTCCCGTAGGTGGGTCGCTAGTTATTGCGAGCCTTACAATATTGAAATCATATTGTACATCGAAACGACCTCCAACGCCATGTCCTGCGTCCCATACGAACATCTTGTATGAGAACGAGGAGTTATGCGAGTCGACCCGGCCGCTGAAATTAATTTCAGTGACAAAATAGTAGATCGACCCGGCTAGGCCACCCCAGCATTTAGTGCCGGATAGGTCTGAGAACCCAGTTTGATTTAAGGGACTCAGATCCATAAACTCGCAGTACTTACCAACCGCCTTGGAGTAATCAATTCCACGCTGTTGGCAGTAGAAAGCGAGTGGACCTATGGAACCTAACCCAGGAGATAGGGTATCGGTCGTGATATTCCGACTCATGCCCAGTCGAGGACCAGAGAGTGACCCGTTTACATTGGTGAAACCATGTAGTTTAAGACATGGATGCCCGTTAACGGTCTCTACCCCTTGATTAAAGAACTCTACATCATCATAAACTTTGGTGATGCCTTCGACGCTTATAGAACCACCTGATTTTGGGTGGAATACGCCGTGCTCCGTGCGTCCAGCTTTAGGCCCATCACTTAGGCCGACAGCTGATGCTATCAAAGCAGGGTAATTACCATAGCGTTTAAGGTCGAGCTCGAAGCTCCAAGCTTGCTTTTTAGGCTTGGCGCGTGATAGCTCATGAATATGACTGCCGTCGCTCGGAAAACCATATCTCTCTCGTAACGGATAAATACCTATACGGTATACGCCTCTCGAGGCGAAGTCCGCGACAAAGGGACACATGAACGAAGGGATACGATCAATCCCCGGCGACCCGCTCGCAAGAGTCGGGAAGTCCGGGTCCGTATAGGCCCCTGGCGAAGGTAATAATATACCAAAATCGCCCTCTTCGGTGAAATCATTCATAAACCTCATTGGCATGTTAACTCTCCTTAGATTTACACACGAGGATCTGTGATGCCAATCACAAACTCTACGTCGTAAGAGGATCTTACTCCTCAGAATGAGACTCGTCTCACTCCGTGTGATGGAAACGGCGAAAGCCTAACTATTACTAGGTGTGGACTACCCGAAAGGGGAG